ATGTTTGAATGTTTGAGTTTTACCAGAAAAAGGACTTTGTGTTTGACCTATAATTCTTCTAATTCTAAATGTTGTCTTTACTGGTTGTGCAATAGAATCAGATGGAAGTGATATTGGATAAGTAATTGCCATTAACTCATAATAGTGGCAAAAGCACCACCCCTCTGTTTTGCATCAACCATTGCTTCTAATGTTGACGATTGTATCTGTGGAAGCATATTCATTACCTCTGCTCTTACTGTTTGTGAAACACCAGTTGAAAAATTTAAATTTTGATTAATTACGATTGGCTTTCCACCTTTCATCATTGCTTTTGTGTCCATATTATTTTTAACAACTCCACCAGTATTTGGAAGAAAAAGCTCTGGACCCCTTTCCCCAACTAATGTTGGCACACCTGCTTGAACAGTTCCTCCACTTGCAGTTACATCGCCAATTGCAGGCATTGTTCCACCTACAGAAAATGATCCACCAGAAGAACCACCAAAGGCACCTAAAACTGACTTTAGTAGCATAGCACGAATTTGTGCTTTTAAGAAATCTCGTGCCATTTCTGCCATAACTTGTTTGACGACATTTCCTAAATCTCTTAATGAAAATTTTCCAGTTTCTAAAGCATTTACAAAAGTATCAGCAAGTTTTGTACTTAATGATTCAATACCAGATTCAAACAATTTTCCCTCTGTTGTGGCAAAAAATAATTGTTCTTTTATTCTTGCAACTGCTTTATTGTATTCATCACTTGATATTTTACCTGCGTTCAAAGCAATAGACAAATTATCAAGAGTTTCTTGTAGTTTTTCTTGTTCAGTTCTCATGCCCCTTACAAAAGATGCGCCATCATCTACTGATTTCTTGAATTCCTCTTGTGCTTTTTTACTTTCCAAATATGCAGGAATTATTTCTGCTAATCTTTTTTGTTGTTTTTCTAATCCACCACCAGATGACATAAGTGTTTTTGTAAATAATAAAGTTTCTTCAGATGCTCCTGCTATAATTAGATTATTTTCACTTGTAGTTTGAATTAATTTTTCAATGCTATCATTTAGTTTTTTATTTTCGCTCATTGCTTTGCGAGTAACATCAATGTCAATCAAATCTTCTTCAATGCCTATTTGCTTGGCTTTGTTAAGTGTTCTTTCCAATCTTAAATTATGCTCTAAAGTTTTAATAAGTGCATCTCTAGTGCTTATCAAATCTTTTACTATATCTGATTCACCTTTTCCTATTTTAATAAATCTTTGGATACTGTTATTTAAATTTTGAATACCTTGTCTTTGTTTTTCTATTCTATGAGTAAGATTTTCAAATGCTTCATCTGGAGTTTCTGCAACTATCTCTTTAAAAAAATTCACAACTCTTGTTAAATCTGCAACTAATGATGCAAGTGCAGGCAAAAGAGGTTTTATAGCAACTTCATTCAATTCAATTAATGCACCTTCTAAACCCTTGGTTCTATTTGCAAAACTTCCTGCAGTTCTTATGGCATCGCCTTGAGCATCAACTGTTCCTGCAATTATTAAATTCAATCTTGCTTGTACTTTTTCTTGTGCAGTAACAAGATTGATATTTTTCTTGATACCCATTCTTTGTAATTCAGCTTTTAATTCTGTTTCTGTGATTACAATTCCAAATCTTCTAACTGCTTCATGATTGCCAACTAATGCACTTTGGAAAGCCATCATTGTTGGTATGTCTTGTGCATTATTAAACGATGCAGTATCAACTGCTAATTTTGTTAACTGTACTGAAAGTTTAGCGGCTTCTCCTCTTGCAAATCCAAGTGGCACAAAAGTATCTTGAACGCTAGATGCCATACCTTCTAATTGAGAAGTTGCTCTTCCAACATTATTTCCAAATTCTTCAAGTTCTCGTCTTACGGCACCAACAAATTCTCCAAATACTACACTTGACTTGGCTTCCATTTCTTCAACTGCAGAAGCCATTTTAACCATATTTGAACCAAATCTTGCTACTGCTCCAGCAATTACAACTCCAATAACTCCTTTTACTGCAGTACCAAGACTTGCAAATGATCTTTTTTGAGAACCAACAGAATTATCAACTGCTTTTTTTGATTGATTTAATTTTTTTCTTAAATCACTCATATCAGCTTGAATACGAACTAATAAGGTATCAACTGTTGCCATTAATCTGGGTACCTTTCCATAAGATCATGCAATTCATCTTTTAATAAAGGAGCATTTGCATCTGATGTACTATTTGCTTCCACATATCCCTCTATTGCAAAATATAATTCTGGCAATCCCATTTCCCAAAAATGTTTTGGTGGTATTCCAAGAACTCCAATTCCTACTTCTATATATCTTTGCCATGGGATTCTAGACTCAGTTCTTGTTCTTCTTGCTTTTTTTCAGTTTCTCTTTGACCTCCTTGTAAAACATTTGCAAGAAGTTCTCCACAAACTCGCATGCCCTCTGTAATACCAGACTCATAGATAAGCTGATTAATTTCATTTTCTTTAATATCATTCCCACCACCTTTAAAAGCAGATTGAATAATAAAACTTAATTCAGTAAATGATAATTGACCCTCTGAAAGTTTTTGTGTCAATTGAACAATACTTTGATCTAATGATGTTTCTAGTCTTATTAGACTATCAACTGTCATTCTCGTCTTGTATTTCTTGTTTCCTAGATTTACTTCCAGTTCCCCTCTGAACGGATTTGTCATTTTGAATCTCCAATCTCAATATTTCATTTCTATTACCAATATCTTCAAAATCATTGATAATATGTTTTTTTCCATTAATTGAGATATTATCTCCAACTGACACACCCTCAAGAAAAGGCATTTCAATTATCATTTTATCGTTATCCCTTTTAATGGAACATTTCATTGTAGCATCTGCTATAACGATTTCTGTTTCTTCCCAAGCCATTATTCAACCTATACTGTTGCTACGGTTAAATCCCCTGCACTTTCAAATGTGAAAGAGTAGGTTGCTTCGCCATTGTATTCTCCTGCATATTCAAGAGTTGTTAATTGAAATGCACCAGTAACTGTTATCAAATCTGGTACTATAAATTGATAATTAGTATTTGATGCCGCATGCCATTTGCCATACAAAGTTGTTTCTGATGCAGTATCTGTAAAAACACCAGACCCAGCAACTGTAGCGCTTTTGATACCACCTTGAGCAAGTAATACTCTTGCATCATTTGTGCTATCTTTATTTGTTACATCAACAGTTTCATCATTCAATGTAAGTGTTGTTGATCTCATTCCACCAATACTTACAAATGCTTCAGGAGATGCTCCATCTCCAATCTTCATAAGTACTGCTCTTCCTTTTTGTGCCGCCATATTTTACTCCTTTTAACTGTCCATTACGAAGGCTCTAAATCGCATAACACCATGTCTTGTTATACCGTCATCTTCCAAAATATCAGTTGTAAATTCACATCTGCAATCTACAAATGATGCCCCAGACACGGATAGGGAACTCTCATGAAGAAGTCTATAAATCTCTTTTTGTATATTTTTTATTTCTTTCATTCCTCTATAATCACTAAATACATCTACATTAAAAATATAATCTCTACCATCTAAAGTTTTGCTTCCATTATCATTTGAAGTCTGTTCTCCAATTACCACAATTGGCAATGCTTGTCCATCTGGCACTCCATCAAATACTCCAGTTATTAATCCACCCAATGTACTATCCCCATTAAGTGTACTATATATTCTTTCCTGCAATGCAAAACTATGTAAACTCATAATTTAGTATACCAAATCTTTCTTATCCTTACTAGATTTTAATGGATGTCCATTTGGTAATAAATCTCTATCAAATCTACCACTTCTGTATCTTCCAGTTCTTACTGCATAAAGGAATGCGTTTACACGAGCAATTGCCCATTGATCTGGTCCCATAACATTTCTTCTTACTGATTCTGGGTTTGTCCTATATGCTCCAACACCTCTACGAAAAACTGCTTCTAACATTCTCATGTTTACTCTTTTGCCAGTTTTATCTCCATGTTTTTCATTGTGTTCTTTCATCTTGTTTCTAAGTGTTTCTTTGATCTTTGCGCTCAATTGTTTAAATTCTAATTCATCAAGTTCATTTTGTTTTTCTTTTCCAGTAACTCTTAAATAGATTGCATGACTTGAACAAGGCATATAAAAATTTCTGTCTGGTCCTCTAACAGTATGAGTCCCCTCACATCCAAGGGCACTTGCTCTTCTTCTTGCTTGTGCAACTGATGTAAATGTATCTCTGCCCTCTCCAAATCTTGGGTCTTGTTTCATTTGATCTGTAATTTTTTTCAAAGCATGAATTAATTCATTTTCTTTATCATCATTATTGAAATTTTTCATTATATGCCTTTCTTTACTGCTTGTCTAAACATTCTATTGTATTTTCTTTTACCTTTTTCCAAAGCAGGCTGAAGAAAAGGTCTTGCTCTCATATGTCTTGTTCCAAATTCTAAAAAAACAGAATAATGCGCTCTGCTTTCTACTGATGCTCCCAATCCATCTCCATCAACAATCAGATGTATATTTGAAGCAAGAAATCCAGTATCACTAGCAGGAGGATCACCTTCTTTTGATATCCTTATGATTCTTTTTGGATTATAACGAGTTTCTGTAGTTCCTGCCCTTGGATTTTGTGTTATACTTGTTATTGCTTCATTACGAACTTCATTGGACGAAACTCTTACTGCTCTTTTTATATTTCTTGTAGTTTCATTCAATCTTTCTCTCATTCTCTTGTCAAAAGATGATTTATTCATAATTCTAAAATTAACTGTCATCAACTGCACCTTCTGAGCATCTAAAAACTAAATATCTATCTCTTTCTCCTACATCTATAACTGATTTAACTGAAAGATTTCTTGTAGTACCAGAATCATCCCAAGATATCCTCATTTTACCACCACCACTAGCAAAATTGATATCAGAATAATATCTTGTAATTACTTCATGAGTTATTGGATTTTCTAATCTTCCTGCTTCAAAATTTTCATTGCCAAGTTTAGGAACAATTTTTGCAAAAAGAGTTCTTGTATTGCTGAAAGAAGATGTGAATCCACCACCAGTATCAGTTGATGTTCCTCTCGTTTGAAGAGTTACACTATTTCTCAAATCTCCAACACTTGGGTATCTAGGCATTATCCAAGACCTATTCCAAATCTTGTATTTCTAAAAGGTTTCCATAAGGAATTGACAAGAGTTGGAATAACTGAATTTCCCTCTCCTTTGATAACCATGTCTGGGTTTTCAAAATAATGAGATGCCAAAACAATAATTCCTTGCCTTATTCCTGCAGGGACACTTGTTGCTATACTTCCATAGCCTGCAACATATGTTATCTCAATAGCATTTGCTACTCTTAACATATCATCCCAAGTTTCCCCAGTTCTGAGTACAAGTCTTCCATAATCACTTGCAGTATCCACATAATAACGACTTGATGCCATTGTTGTTTCATTATCACTATCATCAAATGTTTTTACAGATGAAACTGAAACAAGAGGACTAAAAGGCAAATTTACACTTCTTTGTCTATATTCAAGAAATGGTCCAGTTGTTATGCCCTCTTGATTGGGGAGGATACTGTCAGAAAACGGTATATTATCTAAAGATAACTTTAATGTTCTATTCATTAAAGATTTTTGTAAATATTCTTTTGCTACACTTATTGAGGCATCTCTGCAAATTTCAATTTGTGTATCATGTGTTGAATCATTACTAGCAATTCTTAAATTAGATTTTATTTGTGCAGTTGTTACAACATCAACTGATTCTGCACTTACAACTGTAACTCCTGCCATTTTCTAATCTCATTTATTTTTTTTGGAAGTTTTCTTTGGTGCTTTCCCACCTTCCCATGCTTCATTTATATCTTCTGTAGCAGGATCATCAGCTTTTAAAGTTCCATCATCATTTCGTGCTCTTTTAGTTTCTGTTGGTGCATCTACTTTCATTTCTTTTTTGCCACCAACTTCTTCTGCCCATCCTTGTTGAATGAATGTATTAGCAACAACTTTTTGCCAATCTTCCATCATTGAATAAGTTTCTCCCTCAACATAATCCATTGTTTTATTACCTAATGCAGTTGCACTACCAATTGATGTTTTTAACATTTTTATTTGCATTTTATTCTCCAGTAAAGAAAACCCCCCTTTTTCAAGAGGGGTCTTTTATATTAGCCAGTAGCTGTTCCATCATCAGAACCACTTGCAGGCATATGAATTGGCATTGTCAATCCAGTTGCTCCTAAAGGTGTTCCATTTGAATGTGTACCAGTTTTAGTACAAGCTACTCTAAAATACCTATTTGGTCCATGATATCCAATTGGATAAGAGGCATCATCTTCAGATGCGGCATCAATAGTTGCATATATTCCACTACTATCAACACTTGCAAAAGAAACAAACTTATTGTCTGTTACTGCTGAAAATGAACTATTGTCTGAACTATCTTGAAGAATTAAATCCCACTTGACAGTACTTGACAAAGTATCTCCACTTTCTCCAACTAAAACATTTATCATAGCACCATTTGTTCCTGCAGTATCAACACCACTTGTATTAACAGTTGCAGTAGATGTAGCAGGATCAAGGACTTGAGTTACTGCGATATTATTCGCCATATCTTTTCTTGGCATAATCAAATCTCCCTTTATGCTGATATTGTTTGAGTTCTAATTGCTTCAGCCATAACAACTTGACCACCTAATCTTCTTCTAGCAACATAACGGATAGTACCACTTGTTGCTTGTGTGAATGGATCACGAAGTATTGCTAATGCAACTCTGTCTACAATCATATAGGCTCTATTGAAATCGCCAAATGCAACAGGTTTTGCTGAACTGCCTACATCTGGCATATCTGGTGCCTCAATATATGGTTGTCCTAGAATTGTGTTTGGTACTCCAACTTGTAAGCTGAATCCTGCTTGGAAAACATAAGAACCATTAGTATCTTGTAATTGTCTAATCTTTCCAAGAGTTGCTCTATTAAACACAAATGTTCCATTTCTTGCATAATCAGTTTTTACTGCTGAGTATAAATCAATGAGTCCATTTGCAGTTAATGCGGCACCTGCTCCAGAGTTTGTAGTTCCAACTGAAGAGTTTGTCATGAAACCCTCTGGTTGTCCTGCTGATGTACCATTTACAAATGCAGTACCTTCTGCTTTTGCAAATTGCATTGCAAATTCACCAGATAATTCAGACTCCATGTTGAAAGCTGAATCTTCTACATCTTGCTCAGATATATCTACAAGCGCATATAACTCATGTGCAGTAATTTCTTCCATTCCATAAGTTAATCCAGTTGTTTCAGATCGTGTTCCAGTTTCTGCTACAAATGTTGCAGAGAAAGTACCAGTTCTTGTTGGAACTTGCACAGAACGATTTGAAGTTTGTCTTACTCTTGCAATTGATCTAATTGGTGACATTTCTGTTACCTTTTTCATGATCTCTTCCACATATTCTGGTGGAGCAAGATAACCACCTCCAGTATCATTTGATACTGTAAGCACTTTGTGTTCCATTTCATCTAATGAATCTTTACCTTTTCTAAGGTATTTATCATATGCTTTCATTGTAACATCAATTTGCTTGGTGCCAAAACCAACTTCTGGTCTTTTGATTTGAGTTTCTAAATTATCCATTCTCTCATGAACTTTTTTAGACTCCATCATTTCTTTTGTGAATTTTTGATTCACATCCTCAAGTGCATCTAGTTTTGATTCAATTTTTGAGAACTTGTCCTCAGTAACTGGATCAGTTGCACCTTTGGATTCTAATTGCTCAAGTCGCTCATTATTGGCATTCTTAAAATCTTCAAAAGTTTTACCAAATTCCTCAATGACCCCTTTAAGCTCGTTTGAATCAGCCATGCTGACCTCCTTAAGTTAAAGTTATTTAAATTTTGCCATCAAACCTTTCATTGATTCAATAGCATCCCTTATTTCTAGGTCATCTCCAGCATCTCGCTGTTTTGAGATTGTATCTACAAGTGCTTTTGCACACACCTTACTTAATGAACGGCTCAAACCACAAACCTCTCGTAGGTGGTCTTCCCAATCACGAATAGTCCCAGTAATGGCATCTTTCCCATCCAGTCCTTTTACTGCTGAAACCCTTGCCTTGGGATTCATTGGAAAAGTTACTAGGCTAATTTCCATGAGATCAACTTCTTTTAACATTCGTCTTCGTCTTCTCTCATCATATCCTTGTTTTTTTGGGTCTGCTTTATATCCAATTGATAATCCATCAAGCGCTCCCATTTTTAATAATTCATATGCTTCTCTGCCTTGTTGTGTTCCAAGAGCAAGACTTCCTTTTACTCTTAGTCCATCTCCATCTTCTTTGATTGATTCAAACACACCAATTGGCATATCTTGTTTGTGTTGCCATAGAAGTTTAACACCTTTAGCTTTTCTGCTCCTCAAACTTCTTGAGAAAGCACCTTCCATTACAACATCATTTCCTAAGTCTTTGTTTCCAAATATTGAACCATATCCCTCAAATTTTCCATAAGGTTTTTTATCATCGTCATCATCATCATCATGATAGGCTTTGATATCACAAGGTAAATAAAAACTTCCGTTGTAATCTTCTTCTGATTCAAATTTTTCATCAATATCCATTGAGTCTTCCTTTCCTGCAAATTGATTTGAACAAACTGCAAACCTCTGGGTATTCTCTGGAAATTCAGACCGCATTTTGTCATCTCCCATACACCTACTCATAAATTGTGGTCTACTTTCAGTTGCATTTGGTTTTATTAATGGCATTTGCTCTATTTTATCTAGTATATTCCATTTGTAAATAAAAAAAAATTAAAAAAAAGATAAAAAAACATCATTATGGGGTTGACATTGTGTCAATATGACTATATATTAGATATATAAGATTTTATAATTACAAAAACAAAGGAAAAAAAATGAAGATCAAAAAAAACAAAATTCATTCTACTTCAAGAAAATGGGAAAAAGCAATGAAGAAGAATTTCAAAAAGAAAAACAGACAATTTCAAAAGAAACTTACAAAGGGAGGTTATTAATGTTTGATCCTACTAATATGGAAATTGCACCACCTACAACAAAAGAGCAAGAAACCAGAAGATTAAATTTTCAAAGATGGCAAAATCTTACAAGAATTCATGTAAGATTTGATAAAGATTTAATTACAAAAAAACAACTTGATGAACTTGAAGATAAAAATGAGCATGGACTTGTTGCTATCAAACTTGCAAAATCATTTGGAACATATCAAGAAGTTTTAACTGTTATGGAAATAATGCTTAGACATATTCAACAAGGTTCAATTGAATATGAAGATCAAAAAATACGAGATCAAATTATCAACAAATATTATACACTTGCAAAATAAAGGGAGTAAGAAATGGAAAAATTAGAATATAAAAATGACTATAAGGATCAAGACTATATTGATGGCTTGTATCATATTTTGAGATGTATTGACCAAAAGGGAGTGCATAAATGTTCAAAAGATACACGTGTTGCTTATGATATTTTAAAAGATTTAACTTATAAATTATCAAATACTCATGTTTTATATCAACCATAAGAAAGGTAAATGTATGTTAAAAATTCCAAAAAAGTTTTACGATGATCATTTTTTTAGAGATTTACCAAGTCCAAAGATTTTGAAAGAAACAAAAACTCATTATTTTATTTGTACTCAAGACAAAGCCTTATTGAATGAACTTGAGGATGATGCTGATCATTATTCAAAATCAGATGGATTTATTGTTGAAAAAGGATTGATACAAAGCGCAAGGGCAACTCTTAAAAAATTACAATCAATCAACTAAATCATCATCTGCCTCTATATAAGCAATTACACATCTGCAATTGATGACCTCTGAAGCACCACCTTTTGGATCTCCTGCATAACTCATCTTCTTGCCTCCAATGGTAAAATCATCATCCAATCCTATTTGTTGACCATTTGCTTGAGCATGGGATGGTCTTGTTCTTTCATCTGTATTACTTATCCATCTTTTTTGTAGAGTAGGCTCATTGAATTGTTTTGCTTGTTGATGAACTGCAAATGCTGATGCAGTATGAGTTTCTGTTCTTGAAATTGTTCCTGCTCTTGCTCTTGTGAATCTTGGTCCAAATCTTTCAACAATCAAAGCAGTTATTCCTGCAACTCCTAAATCTGAATTTTTTATAATTATATTTTCAATTTGTTTTCGTGTTGTTTCTGATATATCAACTATTCTTCTGGTGCCAATGGTTTGCATAAAATTTTTGTAGATCGTATCAAAGTCTTCTGTCGCTTTCTGTGCCATTTTCTGTTTAAACAATCTCTTGGCAAATGTCGTGATGACATCCAAATAAAATGGTTCCAACAATCTTTGAAAATTAGGCAATAGAAGTCTACTATAAATTTGATAGCCTTGAAGACCATTATAATTAAAAGCAGAACTGGCATCAGAGCCAATTTGTGAGAAGTTGCGAATTAACCTAAAGTTAAGATTCCTTTCATAACTCTTTCTGATTCTGTTTATCTCTCTGTACTCCTTGCGAACAGAAAGTCTTCTCCTTGTTTGTTTTAGTGCTAGATTTACCATCTCTCTCTTTCATAATCTGATCTCTCTTTCTTTTTGACCAAGCAAAACCTTCATCTCCACCCCATAAATCCCATGCAACTCTTCCTGCAGTTGGGAAACCATCTTCTCCTCTTCTGAATCCAGTTGCTCTTTTATCAACTTCATGTCTTGAAAAAAAACTATACATTCTCAAGATAGTTGAATTTGATAAGTTTTCTCTGTTTACTAATTGTCTTGCTCTTGCAACACCAACTGATGTGCCTCCTCTATTGAATTCTTTTCTCCATTCCAGAGCCTGCCTAGCATTATCTGCCATTGCAACTGTTGGTTTTCTATCCATTTTTATTTGTATTGAAGAATCATTTTTCAAGCGCTCATATTCTGCATGACTCTCACATGGCATGTAAATGGTTTCTCCATCTTGTGTATGAGCATGATAACCTCTACAACCAATCTCTTGTGATCTTGAGGTTGCTTCTTCAATAGTTGTAAATACATCTTTTTCTATTTCTCTTTTTTCTTCTCCATATGCTTCTTCGTAAAGAGTTTTAGCAACATCATCAGAATCTGGGTCTTTTGGTTTTGGTATTTCACTTCCCAATGGAAATAAATTTGCCCCAATGTATACATCATCCCCACCATTGATTGGCTCTAACCCAAGTCTTTCTCTTGCTTCATTTCTTGTAATTATGCCTTTATCAACTGCTGAAATAACATTGTCATATATCATTCTTCTTCTTTCAGTAATTGCAGGAATACTATCAATATCATATTTGAGTTGCAAATCATCCCCATAAATAGGAACTAACCATTCATTCAGATCAGATTGAATATGCTTTAGTAATGGGATGATAGTTTCTTCATATAATGCTAATCTTGCCTCTTGCATATTTGAATATGTATTGGCATCTGGTATTCCTACTAATTGAGATGGAACTCCAAAACAAAGTGCAATATCTCTTGCGCTAAAGTTTTTCATTCCAGTAAAATCCATGTCTTTTGGAGTTAGACCCATTTCTTTATAATCAAAATCTCCCTCAAGAACCATAGTTCTACCACTATTAGCACTTCCCTCAAATCTCTTTGCTAGATCACTTCTTAACATTTCTCTTTGTGAATCTGTTAGCATTGTCATATTTCCTGCTTCATCTTTTGGTCTATAGATAACTGCACCACTTGGTCTTGCTCCATTCATTAAAAGCATAACATTGTGTTTGTTGGATAAATTATGTTGGTCTATATCTGCTGATGCCGCCTTTAATGGACTCAATCCATAATAATCATCTAAAGGATTAAAAAGTTTGATTTGCTTGACATCACTCTTTCCAGTTGATGTATCAACATTATAAGAAGCACTTACTTGTCCATTGACCACATATTCAAAAGCACTTGGAATCATCCTTTGACTTGGAACTATTCTCATTCTGTCTGGTCTTAAAGTATATAATTCTTGTGGCTCTCTTTCCTCTGGTCCAGTTTTTAAAATGTAAGAGTTGCCACTTAATAAAAGATAAGAATATACAATTTGGAAAAATTCTGATTGACTGCACATTGGATTTGGTCGCATCATTAAATCTAATAATGGATGATCATCAATTGGTTGATCTCCTCTCATTAAATTAAATTTTACTGCTGATGCTCCATTTGCTATCTCATTTACACATCTGTAAACAATAGCATTTTCTTGATAACCTTCTTTTGCCAAATCTGAATAACTCATTTTTGGTTGTGTTTGTGTTCCTACATTTGAGTAGGCAATCATTGGCGATTGTTTTGTTTCGTTAAATAATGCTTTCCATGCTTCTTTAAAACCCATTTGATGCTCCTATGTTATTCTCCACATTGCTTGACCAGACGATTTGCTGAGTTCTGTCAACCCCCATACTAGAGCATCAAGCCTATCAGGTGATTTTTTACTATCTAAAGTAAAACTACACAACTGATCTTCTAATTTAGAGAAAATTCCTACATGAGAAACTTTCTCTTGTTCATATAATGCAGAAATTGGCTCTGCCCTTACCAACTTCCCTTTTGATGCAGAAACCTTTTTGTAAGGAACAGTAGTATCTATACTTCTTAATAGTCTTTCTACCAAATCTCCACCATTATTAGTTTCTGCGACAATCCTATCACAATTATGCTTGTAAAAAGCATTAATAGCAACATTTGCCCATGTATCTGCACTCATTCTAGCAGATAAATCTTCTAAAATATAGTATCTATTATCAAAGCCTTTTGCACATACAATTATTCCAGTTTCATCTGATCCCTCATTGTTAGTTACTGCAGGATCAATCGCAACAATTGTTCTTTGTAATTCTTTTGGATCAATATGAGTCATTCTTGTTTTTTCTATTGTTTTTGGATGCCATAATGCTCCCTCAACTTCATCTAATACTTCTGCATATAATTCTTGTCTACCTAATCGTGTGTTTTCATATTTTTCTTTCAACATCTTCAGAGCAGATGGCGCAAGATTTTCAGCATTGTCAAATGTGCTTCCTCTTGTAATTACAATATTATTTCTATTAAGTATGTCATGAATCAATGGATTTGGTTTTGGAGTTGTTGTAATTACACATTGAGGTCTTTCCCCAAGTCTCAAGCCAAACATCAACTGATCAAAAGTATCTGCATATTGCCATGATGCTAATTCATCACACCATGCTCTATGGAATTGTGGTCCTCTTAATCTGTCTGGTTCTGTTGCTGAAAAACCCATAATCTTACTTCCATTATACAATCTTATTTCTGCTGAACTAGAATTGTATCCTTGACCTCTTCCTTTCATCAGACAATCTTTTGGAATAATGCTCATCAGTCCACTTACTCCCCCAAAAGCCACCCGTCTTATATCTCCAAATGTTGGAGTTACAACGGCAGAAATTGTTTGAGGGTTTGATAAAGCATAAAAAGCAATATCCTCTGCCCCAGTTCTTGTCTTTCCCCATCCTCTTCCTGCTAGTATAACCCATAAATCCCAATCTCCATGAGGAGTAATCTGCTCATTCCTTGCAGTTTTATGCCAATCATTGGATAGTGTGATTAGCCCTTTCTGACCTTGATCTGTTAATCTTTTGTATTTCGTCAACCAAGTATTGGAAGTCTTCGTCATTTGTAACATTTGCTGACACCTTTGAAATTTCTTGTGCTTCTCCTAATGCAAGTTTTCCTATCTTTTGAGCATTTAGAACTGTGTTTGACATATCTCTTAGTTCTGAATTTGGCAAGCCATCATGATTTTGATTTTTTCTATATTCATTTTGTTGTTTTTCTAATTTTCTTCCAATTGAATTAAGAAGTGCTTGTGATATTTGAAGACAACTTTCATCTAGTCTTTCTGATGCTTTTACAAATTCAACAATTCTATTTTGTTTTATCTTATCTTCTATCGTTGTTTGGAATTCGTTTTTTTGATTTTGCCAATCTTCTTTTTTAGAATGTCTATAAAGTGTAGCAATTGCGACATTATGTTTTTTGGATAACTCATCAATACTTGGATAATTTCTTTTATTTTGTTCATCAATATATCCCTCTATAAATTGAAGTTTAATTTGTTGTTTTAGATTATCAGTTAGTTTTTGTGTCATATCTGTATCTTATCAAAAATTATCATTTACTATCATTTATATCATCTTTATATTCTTTTTGAAGTAATAATTGATTTTTTGTCTGCCAAGATTTGCTATATTCAGTATTTTTGAATAATTTTGAGAATCCAGTTATATGTTTGAGTCTTACTATTTCATCTGCTTCCATACCTAAATGATTGCAAATCATCACATCATCCCAACCTTTATCAAGCATTTCAAATACCATATGCGACATTCCTTTGATTGAATGACTTCCTCTTGCTCTGTTATGTCTTACTGTAGATGCCATTCTATCATTTATTTCTTTATCAATAACTACAATTGGGAGTTTTCCCTCTGTAGAATCTAAAATATCTTTATTTGACTTACCTACAAAATATCTATGAAATCCATCAACGATAATATACTTATCAATCTCTTTATCATAGAAAGTAACAATTGGTTGTGTATATCCATCTTGTTTTATAGATACATAAAGTAGTTTTAGTTCTGTAGATGCAACTTTGTTTGGATTGTAGTCATTTGCTTGAATTTGATCTACATTGACCCATTTTACTTCATTGATTGGATGATCTTGCAACATTGTAAGCCTCGTCTGGTATATATTTTCCAAAATGTCTTGGTTGATTTAAATATTTCTTTTTTCCTCGTTTATATTCAATATATCTTATTACGAAAGGATTTGATGACCATGTATCTATCTTGGTAAAGTCAATATCATTTGCCAGAACTGTAATACATTGTTTTTTATATAAATCTTCTTTTAATCTCATGTCATCAAAAGTTTCATCAAGTTTTTTAAATTTTTTTCTAAATATTTCTTTGTGTTCATCTAATTCAGTAAGATTTTCAATTAAATGTTCTCTGTATTCTATCCAATCATTGAACATTGGTGGTAACTCTTTTATTTGAAACAAATCTGATTTTGATAAATGTCTTGTCTGATTTATTCCTTTTAATCTCATAACAAGTTTATCCCAAGTATCCCCCTCTAGTTCCTGCAGATAAAATAAAGCATGAATTGCTGTTTCATGATGCAGATTTGACACTCTCATCTGTCTGATTGGCACACCCTTTCTGTAAAACTCATCATAGATATTACAGTAACTCCATTGATTATCATGAATAGCTTTCCAAACATCATTGACTCCCCAATCATAAAGTGGATAAAAATTATATTGATTGGTATGTTTTTTTGCGCCCCATGTAATATGTTTGTAAGTCCTGCCACTCCCAAGACCAGTTAATCTTGCAGGAGACTCTTCTGCTCTCATTCCAACAATGTAACATGCTTGTTCATTTGGAAAGTAATACCTAAGAATATTTGCCCACAATGGATGGAATCTTTCAGTTCCAAATTTGTTTTCTTTGATCGCATATGATTCTTTTTCTCGCATCCATTCTTTGCCCTCTTCCCAACATTTGAGAAATGGCTCTCCAATTGATGTGGCATTTTTCAAAAGGATTGGTGCTTGAATCCACATTGGTTCAACATCTGGGTCTGTCATTATTTCTCGTATATGGTCTATGACTGAATCCCATTCTGCTTCTTGATCAAGGAACATAACTTTCATTGGGAGTTTGTTTTTTTCTTTTGCAACAATTTTGCATAAATTAAAAATGACTGTTGAATCTTTCCCACCAGAAGTACATACAATTATATTTTTAAATTCATCAAATAAATATCGTATTCTTTCCAATGCCATATCATAAACGTTTTTTTCTGAATAGATTCTCAAAATGGATTCTCCAAAGCATACTCAACACATTGTTCAATCGCATCCTTTGGTTCTAATTTTTCATAACTATCAATTGAAACTGCAATGTTCCAAGTTGGATTTAACACTTTGTATTTTGGTGCAATAAATACTTGATGTGGAGAATGAGTATCAAGAATATAAAAAGTTCCTCTTTTGAACAGTAATTCTTTTTTATCTAATCCCCTACAACCAATACCCATGTCTACTCTTATTTTGAGATGATGAGAATATCTTGGATATTTAGGGTCTATGTGAAGTGGAGTTGTTTTTCTTACTCCAATATAATGTGGATCATTTTCCAATTTATTTGGAGTCCTGCCCCATGTTTGCAATTTGAAACCATCTGTTTTGAATACTTTTAGGATTGAGTTTTCATTTGGATAAAATACTTTTTTTGAATCTAAATCAATATTTTCATGATAAACAACTGGATTAGAAAGTTGATCATCTTTTAATTCATAAGTCCACGGTAAATCCATTACAAAACTCCATCTTGAAAAGTAAATGATTGTCTATTTGTTGATGCTCTTCTTGGATCAATTACACTCTTTCCAACTCTGTGGTCAACTAAATTTGGAATATGAATCCAATATTTTATTTTTAAATGTTTTATAAAATCGCATACCATCTGATCAGTTCCATTTGGATGTTTTTCAAGTTTCTGTGGCAATTTTGACCAATAATGCCAATATCTTAATAAATGTGCAGAATATTCAAATGGATAATAAGTACATTGATTCATTAAAAAATTATTATCCCATCTACTCCCTATTTCAAGGTCTTTTTTTCTCATTGAAAAAAATTGAATAATGTTCAATGGTTTTTGCTCTATAACTTTACATGCCTTTTCATAGAAATTTTTTGTAAGTATAACATCTTCTTCCATGTGGATAACTGCATCATTTCCTGCAAGTTCTAATGAGCGCAAAAAAGTATCAAAAGCATCTCTCTTTTCATCCATGCAAAATTCAGCATTTGGTAAATATTTTTTTAGATAATCTATATATTCTTTTCTATCTTCAATAGCTTTTATAATTATTCTTGGTTTATAAGACATTTTTTGGTTTTCTGTTTATCAATACTACATCAGTCAAAACTCTATCCATAGTCCAATATTTATAATCTCCTAAATATAAAACTGTATATAAAGATTTTTTGTATTCTTCTTTTTTTCCAAAATCATTTATGAAATAAACTACATTTTGAAATAATGTTTTATTTTGCCATGTTTTTTTCAAAGTATAATGATGTGGATTCCACGGCATTGTTTTGGCAAATTTCCATTCTGCATTTAAAAGAGTTTTTTCTATAAATCTCATTAATTGTTGCCACTTATCTCAAACTCATACATACATTTAGGACAAATAACTTTCTGAACATGAATATCAGTATTTCCAATTTCATTTTGTTTATCTTGTGCTTTATCAATATCTGATTGACTTACATCTGAAAAATCAATGTTTGGAGTATATTCTCCATTGAAATTAAAATCAAAGTTATCATCAACCCCAATAAATTTAAGATCAAAACCATCATCATTTAATTTTTTTAATTCTGTATAAAATAAACCCATATCCCAAGTTGAGTTTTCTGCAAGTTTATTATCAGCAATAATATAGGCTTGTTTTTGTTGCTCTGTCCAATCTTTTGCAATCATGCAGGGAACTTGTTCAATATTTAGTTGCTTTCCTGCTTCTAATCTTGCGTGTCCTGCCAATACTACATTATTTTCATCAATTAGTATTGGAATAGTCCAACCCCATTGATTTATGCTATTTTTTATCTGTTCTATCTGTATTTCTGAATGAACTCTTGAGTTTCTCTCATATGGTTGTAAATCTGATATATTTACTTGAGATATTTCAGTTATTTTCTGCATTTTACACCTCTTTGTAAAATAATATAAAAAAAAGTAAAAAAAAACAAGAAAAACATCATTATGGGGTTGACATGATGACAAGGTAATGATACTATATTTATATAATTACAAAACAAAGGATAAAAAAAATGATTAAATTTAAAAGAATAAGAATCAAAACTGAAGAGAGAGAAACTAAGAATTTAAAACATAAATATACTTATACTCTTGATTATGTTGGAAGATATTTCAATGATAAATTAACTGGAATATCAAAACATGAAAACAGATATACTGAAACAATGGTTCAAGGATCATTGGAATTAAGAAAACCAATTTACATCAACAGAATCAAACCAAACAAATCTTTGTATGAAAAAGCTAAAAAGATTTTAGAAAATGTTGATTATTTAGAAACTAAATAAGGAGGCATAAATGTATATAGGAAAAAAATCAATTAGATTTTACAAAGAGGACTACAATCCTCAACGTCACAAAATCAAATATTTTACTATGAATGTTGATGATAGATTTGCAGGCACTTTATTAGAAAAATATACAAAATATACAGATATGGTACAAATAAGAGTTCAAATTACAATGAATAGAAAAGATGCAAAAATAACTAGAATAAAATATGTAGGAGAAAATTTAATTGGGACTAAATATGCAGATTATACAAGATTGTGGGCAAACTCTGATGGCAGGGATATTGACG